CAACTAAACATGATAGTAGCTGGATTCATTGTGATCAAACTACTATGTGGGCTGGTGTTTGTTATTTAACCCCGGATGCACCCTTAAACTCAGGTACTGCGTTATATCGCCATAAAGAAACGGGTTTATACAGTGCCCCTCGCCACACCGATGGTTCATATGATGAAGAAACAATGAACCAAATATACCAAGATTCTAGGGATATGTCCAAATGGGATATGGTCGATATGGTTTCCAATAAGTTTAATCGTTTAGTTCTTTATAGAGGTGATTTATTCCATTCATCAATGGAGTATTTTGGTGAAGACAAAGAAACAGGTAGATTATTCCAAACATTCTTCTTTAATACAGAATATTAAGAAAACACATTTTAACAAACTAAGTAATATTTATAATATGGAACAACAATTTATTACAGAAAACGAAAAAGCAAAACTAACTGAATTCCGTCAACGTGAAGAACAAATAGTTATTGGTTTAGGTCAGATTGAATATCAAATCCAATCCTTAGAGTTAGACAAAGATTCTTTAACAGAACAACTATCTCAACTAAGAAAAGACCAATATGCTTTAGGACAACAGATGACAGAAACCTATGGCGACGGAAACGTTGATTTAAATACAGGTGAGTTTACAAAAGCTTGATTTTTAACCCCCTTTTAGGTATTTATAACAAATAACAACCTCACACGATGGCAGAAACATTAGTATCACCAGGCGTATTAGCTCGTGAAAACGATAATACTTTTATTCAGCAGCAACCAGTAGACGCAGGTGCTGCTATTGTAGGTCCTGCAGTTAAAGGACCAGTTGAAATCCCAACATTAGTAACTTCATACTCAGATTACCAAAACAGATTTGGTACTACGTTTGAAAGTGGTAGTGGTGAGTACACTTACTTGACTTCTATCTCAGCTTATAACTATTTCCAAAATGGTGGTAATAGTTTATTAGTAACACGTGTAGTATCTTCTTCTAGTGATTGGGGCTATGCTAGTGCCACAGTATATGGAAGTAGTGTAGAAAGTGGAGTATTAGATACAGCAGCAGATGCTTTATTAACTTCAATTACCTCAAATCCCACAGATTGTGATGCGGCTACTTATACGGCAGTAGATTTAACCGGAGGTACAGGTACTGGAGCTCAAGCAACAGTAGTATGTGCTAGTGGTGCTGGTACTTCTACAATTACAAGTATTACAATAACAACAGCAGGTACAGGATATGTTGTAGGAGATACATTAACAATTGAAGCTACACTTTTAGGAACAGTTTCATCAGCAGCAACCATTGTTTTAGATGCAGGTGATATTGTAGATACTGCTCCGGTTGCATCTTTTACCCTTGAAACCTTAGATAAAGGAGTATTATTTAATAACACTTCTTCATTATTATCTAACGGAGCCCTAGATAGCGGTTCTAAAGATAGTATTAGATGGGAGATTAATACAGCCAACACGGCATCAGGTACATTCTCTTTACTTATTAGAAGAGGTGATGATAACAGTACTAGTAAAGTAGCTTTAGAAACTTATACTAACTTATCACTAGATCCTAAATCTGAAAACTATATTTCAAAGGTAATAGGTGATCAAACATTAGCTTATAACTCAACCGAAAACTATATTGAAGTATCAGGTTCTTACCCTAACGCTTCAAGATACGTAAGAGTAAAATCAGTACCAGGTGCTACTTTAAACTACTTCAACAACGCTGGGGAAGCGAGATCAGAGTTTACTAGTAACATTCCAGTAGTAGGATCAGGTTCTTATGGTGGTTCGTTTGATGGTGGTTCTGGTTCTAATATTCCATCTAGTGCAGGTTTATATTACGATAAGATAGCAACTCAAACTCAAGGTTTGGTAGCTGGTGACTATACTGATATGTTAAACTTATTATCTAATCAAGATGATTATAGATATAACTTGATGTTATTACCTGGTTTAACAGATCAATCACACTCATCTCCAATCACAAAAGCAATCTCAAATGCCCAGTCAAGAGGAGATCATATGGTGATAGTTGATCCTGTAAACTATGCTTCAACTCAAGCTCAAGCTAAAACAGAAGCAGCAGGTAGAGATACTTCATATGCCTCTATGTATTGGCCTTGGTTAAGAACAATCGATCCAGATTCAGGTGAAAACGTATGGGTTCCAGCTTCAACTATGATGGGTGGAGTATTTGCCTTTAATGATAGTGCTTCAGAACCATGGTTCGCACCTGCTGGTATCAACAGAGGTGGATTAGGAACAGTAATCCAAGCAGAAAGAAAACTATCAGCTACTAACAGAGATGATTTATACCAAGCAAATATTAACCCAATCGCTACTTTCCCAGGAACTGGTGTTGTAGTATATGGTCAGAAAACCTTACAAAAACAAGCATCAGCGCTTGATAGAGTAAACGTTAGAAGATTATTGATTGAACTAAAAGGATATATTTCTCAAATAGGTCAAAACTTAGTATTTGAACAAAATACAGCAGCTACAAGAAATAACTTCTTAGCCCAAGTTAACCCATATTTAGAAAGTGTTCAATCTAGACAAGGTTTATATGCTTTTAAAGTAATCATGGACGAAAGTAACAACACTCCAGATGTGATAGATAGAAATCAACTAATAGGTCAGATTTATATCCAACCAACTAGAACAGCTGAGTTCATTTACTTAGACTTTAACCTACAACCAACTGGTGCTTCATTCCCAGCATAAGGAGAAGAAAAGTAGATATTTATAACCGAATAAAATAGCATAGCAAAATGGCAGTATTAGATACAAACGAAATTTTCTTCACACCCTTTGAACCAAAACAGGCCAATAGGTTTATTATGTATATGGATGGTGTTCCTTCTTATATGGTAAAAGGTGTAGGTGCAGTGTCTTTAACACAAGGTGAAGTAGCTTTAAACCACATTAATGTACAACGTAAGGTAAAAGGCAAGTCCGTATGGAATGATGTATCATTTACTTTATTTGATCCAATTACTCCCTCAGGAGCTCAATCGGTGATGGAATGGGTACGTTTACACCACGAATCTGTAACTGGTAGAGATGGTTATTCTGATTTTTATAAAAAAGATCTTAAATTTAATGTATTAGGTCCTGTAGGGGATGTAGTTTCTGAATGGATACTAAAAGGTGCGCTTATTAAAGATGCGGGCTTTGGAGATTACAACTGGGATACTGTTGACACCGCTATTGAATTATCAATGACTGTTGCTATCGATTACGCTGTATTAAACTTCTAAGAAGATTTAAAATACTTTATAAAGGAGCTTGGCTATGCCAAGCTCTTTTTTTATCTTGGGATTACTGCGAGGTAAGTTCTTTAGCATAACATTTATATACTATGGAAATAACATCATTTATTTTAGGTGTACTTGCGGTTATAGCGCTGGCTATGGTCGCGATTACGTCTGTGAATTACATGACGACAAAAGTCCTTAAGAAGGACATTGATAACTTAAATATTTCAACAAACCACGCGTTTGAAGATATTTATAGACAACTTGAGAAGACTCGACAAGAGTTATATTCTCGAATTGATGAAGTAGAACAAAACGTTGTTCGACATACCGACTCCAGAGTCGATAAACTAGAAAGTAAGATCTATGGTGATCTTGATATAAAGAGACAACAGTCTCGCCAATACTAATTAATTAATCGTTAAAGAATTTACCTTCGCGGTATTTATTTTTGAACAAAGTTATAACATAAAATATGAGTTTTAATTTACCAACTGAACAAATCGAACTACCTTCTAAAGGTTTAGTTTATCCTGAAAACAACCCTCTTTCTTCTGGAAAGGTTGAAATGAAATACATGACTGCTAAAGAAGAAGATATTCTTACTAACGCAAATTATATTGCTGATGGTACAGTATTGGATCGTCTAATGAAGTCTTTAATTGTATCTAATATCAACTATGATGATCTAATTATAGGAGATAAAAACGCTATTATGATCTCAGCTCGTATTTTAGGGTATGGTAAAGATTATACTTTTAACTATGCTGGAACCGAACAAACAGTAGATTTAACTACTTTAGAGAATAAAGAAATAGATGAATCTATTTACACTCGAGGCGGTAATGAATTTGAATTTGAATTACCTCAATCTAGTAATAAAGTTACTTTTAAACTCTTAACTCATAAGGACGAACAAGACATTAATACTGAGTTAGATGCTCTTAAAAAACTAAACAAAGAAGGTTCGGCCGAATTAACTACTCGATTACGATTTATGATTACCTCTGTTAATGGGGATACAAGTAAATCCACAGTTAATGACTTTGTTAATAATTACTTATTAGCTCAGGATTCACGAGCTCTAAGAGAACATATCTCGTCAATACAACCAGACGTAGATCTGACTTTTTTTCCCTCCGGAAGTAAAATTAAACGGAATCTCCCACTTGGGGTTAAGTTTTTTTGGCCTGACTCCGACCTCAGCTAAAGTTCAAAGAAATAATATATTTGCCCAAATTCATGAAATAGTATTTCATGGTAAAGGGGGTTTTAGTTGGGGTGAGGTATATAATATGCCCATATGGCTGCGTAATTTCACGTTTAATAAAATTAAAACATTTTATGACGATGAGGCTAAACGAACTGAGGAAATGTATAAAAACAAAGATTCCAAAACTACCAATGTAATTGGTA